CATACCATATACCTCGGTCAGTGATATTCCGTAGTGTTTGGCTACGGTGTAGGCGAACAGTTGCGTTTGCAGTTCTAAGTCATCTGTGTTCTTGATTGACTTTTTCGATAGAAACTGCTGAACGCTCAACTGTTCGCTTTGGTAAACCCCCCTTGCATAGCCTCCGCCATCTCATCAGGTTTGGGTAGCAAGGATGCTATCTGTTGCCCCACGTATGCGTTTAGATTAGTCATCTCCTCGGGTGAGAGTTCGGGATTGGTTCTGACAATCCAGTTAGTGAATGCGTAATGCCAATATCCCTCAAGGTCGAGTTTAATCTCTCCCCCGTCCATCGAGAACATACTCTGCGCTGCTTTCTGAACATCCAAGAACGTGGTATCGCGTATCCAGACCTCCATGACGGCATCACTGTCGTCCGGGTCTACGCCTATCTCGTGCTTGTGTTCATTCTTCTTCGTTAATATCGCTTGTTTCTCCACTATTGTCATTGTCGGTCACTTCCTCGGTCACAGCCTCTGATTCCTCAGAGGGGGCGTCCAACTCTTCCTCAGCAGCCTCTGATTCCTCAGAGAGGGCCTCGGCCTCGTCTTCCGTTTCCTGTTCGACTATTCCTTCATCATCGCGGCGTAGTCTCAATACTACCTCCGCTTTCGTACCACGTATCGTCAGTTCACGCTCACGACACAGTTCCTGTAATTCCTTCACAGTCATTGAATCGTAATCTATCTCAGAGAATGGGTTATTGTTGAAAGGGACTTCAATCTCTTCTTCCTCGATAACTTCTTCCTCTGCTTCTTCGTCTCCAACCACAGCATCGACTACTGTGCTTACTACTTCCTCAGCAGCCTCGACCCAAGTGGGCTTCTTTTCAGAGAGTTGAGACTCATAGGTGAAGTCTATTGTGTTCTTAGGAGCATTAAACAACTCATGACGAATAAACGTCTCTGTCACAGCGGCCATCCAAATGACGTACTCCTCTCCAGTGTACTTGCGCCAATTGACGCTCCTCTCACCTGCTGAGGGCATCATGGGCACAACACCGTATCCTTCGCCACTACTTTGACAGTCTTGGGTAGTATCTTCATCTTGGAGCGTATTGGCCCTTTGTCCTCGGGTATAGGGAGAGATGCTTCCGTGATGAAGAAGTCATCTATGAGTATGTCAAGGGACTCGTTAGGAGTCGCACTGCCCTGCTTCGTGAATGAGAGTCTGATGAGGTCGGGGTCTGTGTTGTCCGTATTGTCCTCGTCAAAGTTTCTCACTGCTCTCCTCATGTTGTGGTAGAATATTGGGTCATCGACGATTATCTCCATCTCCAAGTCATACTCGGTCTTACCCTCTATCGCTAGAGTGGGGTTCCTCGTCCCTGCCTGTGGGACTTGGTCTGTTGCCGTATCAACCACATTAGCGCCGCTGATGGTGTAATACTGCTCTACTCCGGTCTTCCCATTGAGTGTGAAGGACACCACCTGCCCGACCGTCTGCCCGAGCACCGTGATAATTCCGTTGTAGAACATGAATGGCTTCTGAGTGCCCTTCTCTATCCCAGCGACCTTCCGAGAGACATTGTTAGCACCAGTGTTCTCAAAGAGTCTGTGTGCGTTGTACCTGTCACCGGGAGCGGTGGCCTCCAACCTACCCGTATCGGTGTAGGCAAGCGTGGAATCGAAGTTCACGGATAGCCTAAGCGCTGCATCAGTGTCAGTAGTGAGAGACCAGTCCTTGACCTTGCAGCCACGGAACACCCTAAGCAGTTGCTTGGAATCAGTCGTCCCACCATCGACTATGCCATCTAAGGTTGAATCGGTGTCAAGCCTCCTCGTGCTGACTTCCATGCTGAAAGAGGGAATCCTCTCGCGTGAGTAGTACAGATGCTCGACTGGGTTCACCAAAGCGCCTGTCGAGGCGGTTCTGTGTGGTGAGCCGTTAGTGCTACCATCGACGTAGTCAGCGAAGTATACTACTTTGTCCACTGCCCAATCGAATTGCAGAGGCTCGTCGAGCCATAGGGCGTGGACTTTCGCAGAAGTAGACCCACCATCGCTTGAGACGGCTATGATTCTCCTAACCTCTTGCTTGGTGGCCCTGTCGAATGGCTTGGTGACCCCTACTGATGGCCATGCGTCAGAGCCGTCGTTAGCATCACCACCAGTGGCAGTGCCTCTGTAGGTCTGAATGTCAGTGAGTTGAGTGCCATTGGTAAGGGCGTCATGGAGGACGACGAATGCATCCCCACTAGCGACTGAGGCATTCACGCTCGGGACAGAGCCATCATGACCATCGACGTAGATGATTGTGTCTCCCACGTTAGCAGCGCGTTTCAATGCGAAAGCGCCGCCGCCGTTGTCCTTCGTGGCGGCTGAGACGTTGCTTATCTTCTGACCGAGGCAGTAGTAGAACCACCTACCGTTGTGTATGTTGCACTCAAACGAGCCACCAGTGTTGGTGTATCTCCCCGGAACCTGCACAGCCACGTCCCTACCGAGGCCAACCACGTGGAACCTCTTGAGGTCGATTTTGGTCTCCGGTAGAGCAACCGTGCTGACAAGACCGACGAACTGGTCTGTGAGTGAGGCTTCGGCAGAGAGTTTGGGGGAGTCACCATCGGAGGACATCCCTATGTCGAACGCTGGCGTTGCGAAGGGGAGAATGGTCATCGTTTCAGCCGTATCGGGTGTGGTTGCCCTCGATAGGATATTGCCACCACTATGGTCTGTCTTGAGTGCTGGTGTGATGGTCAGCCTCGTCTTGTCAGCCGATGTGACTACGTGCTTGACTATGGTATACACCCTACCCTTGTCCGAGTAGTTGTCAGTAGTGAGGAAATTGGTAGATGTGGCGTTGAAGTTAGAGAATATCAACCTGCTACCCACTAGCATACCCTGTGGCACCTTCAATATGCCTGATGCCACTGGACCGCCTGAATCCCCACCACTGAACTCTATGACGCTGGTGTCAGCCGTGAGGTCTCTCGTTCCAGTGACTGCCGTGAAAACGAAATCACCACCGCCGTAGCCAGTGCCACCGAAACCATGCTTCAACACGATTCCAGTCTCATGACCGAATGTAACCTCTGATAAATCTCCACGATAAATTGTTGATGGCGGCATATTTTTCCCTCATGGTATTAGTTCTGCGAAGATTACGACCTCAATCTGGAACGTCATCCTGAATAGTCGCTTGCTCCTGTCAGACAGGTCTGTTCGGGTTTTGTATACTAACCTGTCGAAATTCACCCCGTCTCCCTTCCTCTTTAGATGGATGCAACGTCGCAGTTCGTTCTCCATCTTTTGTAGTTGCTCACGGCTCCTCATCGTTCGCATATCGACTGTGATGTTGATTCTAGTAGTGACGAAGTCATACAGCATCTCAGGGAGTTCCTCGTTGTGAGCCGTCTCAAAGACCATGACGTAATCAGTCCTATCGAGGTCTAGCCTCTTCCCCCTCTCCGGCCCAGTCTCCGCTATATCGATGATGACTGGCTTGTAGTTGTTGGTGTTGGCCCTATTCCAGTTGTCCGATAGGACATCTATGACGGCATCTATGCCTTCCTTGAAAGTTGCTACCATTTGTGGAACTCCCTCCTTCTTCTCTCATCTTTATGCTTCTCCCAATCGGGAATGAGTTTCTCACCATCGAACTTGAGTTTCTCCTGTGATAGGATTGGCGATTCAGTTAGCATCCTCTTCTCCACTATCTCGGGATTGTCCTCTCGTGACTCTACTATCTCCTTGTATTCACTAGACCCATCCACTACGCACTCTCGCACTTCCTTCTGCATCTCCTCCTTAGCGAACTCGGCTTCTATGGTCTCCTTCCACTCAATGAAGACTGGGTCACTATTATCCAAAGACAACCACCTCCACATAACGTGGGAACATCCTATCAATATCAGCCCGATAAAGTTGTATCTTGGATGCCAAATCAACGTTCTGAGTGCCTTCGGGTATGAGGACGCTCCTGTCATCGTTCATGAGCAAGTCAATGGCCACCATCTTGGTGCATATGTCCTCGATGCCCTTGTCGACGTATCTCTCACCATAGATGTATGAGGTCTTGATTGCATTCCACTCAAAGAACGGATACGAGTTGTTGAAGTAGATGATTCCCATCTCATGGTCGAGCCACCAGTCTCTCAGTCTGCCCTTATCCCCACTAGCACTGCCTCCTTGCAAGTCTATCGAGAGTCTCTTCTGAGTGAATTTCGTTCCACCAGTGTTTAATGTCGTGAGAGGCGTACCACTCACATTAGCACAGCCCGTGAATGTTCCCCATGCAGTCACAGTACCACTCGCATCAGTTGTGGTCGCAGTCTTACCAGTGTATGACAGAACCTCATCCCCTATCTGTAGCAATCCCTTCTCAGCGAAGGATGTGGTATTGGAAAGTGACGTGGTCACAACACCTTCCTCGGTATACTGATATCCGAGGGTAACGGTAGTGGAAGACACAGATGCGCTCCAAGCGGCAGCGTCCTGCGTCTGTGTGACTGCTAGGTTAGTGGTATCATTGACCGCTATGGTGCAAGTCTCACCAGCGACCGTGTCTCTCATGCTTGTTATCTTGATTTTACCAGTGCCATAGTCAGAGTTAGCCGTAGCATAGAACTCATTGTGGATAGCCACATTCGCTGTGCTGCCCTCAAGAACGAAGGATGGAGAGAAGTTGACTACTGTCTTACCGACCCTGTCCTCCTTGTTGATTAGGTCAGCGAGGTTCTGTGCTGTGGTGACGACATCGAAGTCGCTCCTCCAGTTAGTTGCAGCAGTGCCTACGCTCAATGTGGCTACGCTACCATTACCGGGAGAGAGGTATATCGAATCGCCAGCGAGATTAGCATGGTTCACTATCTCCAACCTCGCCTCAGCAGCACCTATCTCACGATAGTCATCACCTTGCCACAATTCCAATCTGAGAACCTGCTGAACGTTTCTGAATAGGAGTGGGGTTGTACCCACATAGTCTGTGTAGTACCTACGCCTGTATGGTTTGTAAGTATCGAAGTTGATGTATTCTGCACTCACTAGGTAAGGTCTCCAAGCAGTATGAGTGAGATTGTCTATGTGGTCTTGCATACGTAGAATGATGCTATTCACCTTGTCCTTAGTGATACCACGAGTCCTACCATTGGTGAATGATGCTTGGTTTTGGACGTATGTATTATCGGCTGCTTGATAGTTAGTGACTGCTAGACCCTCACTGATAAAGCCGAGAGCGACACCGTTTATCGTAGAGGATATCTCTGTTATGACTGCTGTGATGCCCATCGGGTCGGCATCACTGTAGATTAGAATGGTATCGTCAACGGAGAACCCGATGTTCCTGTAGTCAGTCCCCGTGATGTATACCTTAGCGACATCGTTAGCAGACCCACCGATAACCGATAGCGTTGTGTCCGAAGACACGAGCACTGCCTCTTGTGGGCCTATGTCAAGCAGGTTAGCGACCTGCTGAGCAGTCGTGTAAACCACGGCTGTTGGGTCTAGGGGTCTTGTCTCTCCCTCACCCGGACTGAACACTTGTGGCATTACTGTCCCTCCTCAAGTAGTTGGCCTCGGTCTAAGTATTGTAAAACTTCAGTAGGAACATTTGGTAATTCCTGATTGTCTTTGATATTTCTTAATACATTCATAACATCTTCTTCTGTATAAGGCATCATCGGTCTTTGGGATTCAAACTTATCCTTTTGAGTAGCCAATTCTGCCCATAGACCGGGTGGAATCTGATGATTTACAGCCGCATTCCAATCTCGCCTCTTTCCTCCAATTCTAGTGTGCTCTCTCATATTATTGAGTAACGTTTCTTCTTCAGAAGTCAGATGTGACGCTTTGAGAACAGACCAAGCCTCGTCAAACGCACTCACATCCTCGCCTCCTCGTTACGCTCACCGAGGTTGTATTCCATAGGTCTGTCGCAAGCACCACAAGTCGCTCGCCATAGGAAATGCAGCATACCACAGTGTGCGCAACGTGTCCCTGCGCCTATATCGAGTATGTCTGCGATTTCGGAACTGCGAGCACGCTGCTTGCTAGTGACACCCTTGAGCGGGGCGTCTGTATTCGTGATAGTCCCCGCATCGTATCGGGTGTCAGACTTGACGTTCTGCTTGGCTGCTCTGCTGATGTCCTCGATGTCAAGCGATTGAAGTTGAAATCCCGACATTCACAAACACCACCTACTTATATCGTCGTTACCACTAGATACACATTACCTAGAACCATGATTGGCTCTACTGCATAGAGGGTAGTACCGTCAATGCCGGACACTGCTTGAGACATAGCGTAACTCAAAGTGCCGGAAGTGTCGAAGTCCCCTAGTGTGCCAGCGGCACTACCAGTCTCCTTAGAGAAGTCCTTCGGGGCGAATGGCCCGACAACCTTGATTTTAGGACTTACTGCCATCTAGTCACCGCCTGTATCAGCGCTGACCCAAAGCCCACCAAGTTCCAACACCGTTTGATGCCGTTACCAGCGTAAGTGTAGTTACGGTTGTGCCGTCTATCTCAACATCTGTAGCGCCAGCACCGTTGAGATTTGCCCCTGCTGCGAATATCTTAGAGAGGTGGTCTGCTAGTAGAACATCTCCACCAGTGCTCCCACTATCGCTTGTCATTGTTCCAGTGACCATCACTAGGTCACCCATTACGTGCTTTCTTGCGTCTATTGTGCTTGCAAATGCCATTTTCTATCACTCCTCTAATATTTCTTCTGCCTCAGCGGGTTCCGCCTCTGCTACTAGTTCTTCCTCTACTGGTGGGCTTAAAACATTGCCTACTAGAGAGAGAAGAGTAGTCTTGGTCTTGTATCCGCTACCTGCGGATGCGCCTTGAGAGTCCAACCATGCCATGATGTCAGCCTTGCGCCATCCCGAATCAGGGAGGCCATCGTTGCCATCATCCTTAGTTGGTAGTTCATAGCCCTCTATCTTGAAGTGGTCAGGCGAGAGCCTGTGGCCCCATGCGTCCAACCACTCGGTAGAGACTGTCTGTGGTCTATTCCTCATCCACGACGGTCTACTAGAATCCGAGTTTGGAACGCTATACCACGGGCCTAGATAGGTTGCTGTTGGCATATTCCTCACTCATATCATGTGTCGTCTATCATCTCAGTTCAGCAGTAGTACCGTGACTTGTATCACGTTGTTCGCGCCTTCTGAGTCAATGACTAGACAAGGCAGAGAACCAGTAGTTGCTAGTGGTGCTACCGTGTCGCTTGCTCCTACGAGTCCAGTCTCAGTCGAATAGACTGTGACATCCTTTGCTGCGAGTTTTCCCACTGCACCGAGGATTCCCACTATCTTGGATGCACCTGCTGAGAAGAGCAAAGGTTCTACCGTTGCTGCTTGAACCACGTTTGCTGTTATTGTGACCATCCTTAGAGAGCCTTCTGCTGCACCATCGCTGTTGCTTGCCGAGAAGGTGCTCATATCAGAGCCACCGGGGTAAGTGCTACCGAATCCCTTGAGCCATTCCTCGCTGCCCACAGGGGTTCCTGTTCTCATGTCTAGGTCAGACAGGATGCTCACTAATGTGAAGTCCGAATCTGCTACTTTTATGCTTAGTCCGTTTGAAGTTACTGTCGTTGTTGCTACCATTTTTCATCATCTCCTTTATTCATTATCTCCACGAAAGACCTCACTTGAGGTTCCTCACGCTCCCTTGTGCTCCGAAGAAGGTAGTCCATACCTCTCCCATTGTTCGGTAGAGTCCTTCCTGACCCAGCCTGTTGATGGCGAAGGGGTCACCAGTCTCAATTCCCGACTCAAAGTACTGAGTTGGGATAGCCGTAGAGAAGTGCATATAATCAGTGTCTAGGTAGTAGATTCTCGTTAGGTTGCCGGTAGTGTCTGCTGGCATATCCTTCGTTGGGATGATTGGGATACCGTTGTAGGTAGCCACAATGAATCCGGCCTCGATACCGGGAACACCCTTCACACCATTGTAGGTAGGGGTGACCCTCTTCTCCTCCATGAACCTCTGCTGGCTCTGTAGTAGTTGCTGTAGCCTCATCAGAGTGTCGTATCCAGTCAGCATGACCTTCGGGTTTCCACCACGGCCCCAAATGCTCTGGAACAGTGTGTCCAAGTGGTCTAGGCTGAGAGTCCTGTCTACGTTGGTTGCGCCTACGTTGACCTCGGCGTTTGCCCAAGTGTTTGCAGACCTGTCAATCGAGTAGATGTCGAAGTCGCCATCTGAGTCGACCCAGTCGCTGGTTCCGGTAGCCATCGATGCTGCGTTAGCCGTAATCCTGTCGAGGGACTCAAAGTTGTTCCCTGCTGCGGTCGTCACGTCAGTCAGAAGCATCTTGTTGACCATCTCTGCGTGGTGCTTGCCCATCTCTTCCTTTAGGACAGAGCGGATGTCTCCCATGCCGTCGTCCTTGTCAGCGAGGAACACCGCGACCTCCGACATATCGAAGGTGTGAGCGATGGTCTTGGGCTTTGCAGCCACGTGCTGGAAGACAGGCTTCACGGTGTCGGGTAGAGTTGCGTTCTCTGCAACACCACCATGCACTGCACCGGAGTTAGGCTTGTCAGTGATGACTCGCCATCCCGACCTGTCCCACGGTTTCTTGGGTAGTATGCTGAATGCGTTGAACTCTTGGTTCA